ATTTTTAACTAAGAAAGAAAAATTGCAAACTCTTTATTCTTTAGAAGATTGCTTTGGTCAGTTTAGACCAAGATCGGGAATCAATAAAGCAGTCTTCTTTGAAAAAGGAAAATTACATCACCCAAACTTATTTATGGCAGATAGACCTAGATACTACATGCCAGACAAAAATGACAAGTTTAAGTACTGGACATCATACAGAACAGAATCTGGAGAGGAGTACGGGGTAGCGTCAAAAGTTCGTGATTCTCAGTATTCAATAGAAGATGCCTGCCCATTCATTGTATATAAAAAAAAGATTCCAACAAATAGAGTGGTTGTAAAAATGCAAACACATACTGGAACTGAAAATCTTGGACCATTCTCTTCATCAACTGGTGCATATGCAGATCCATTTTATGGAGAACTAAATCAAAAGACTCCAAGCAAGTGGAAGATTCAGTTCTTAAGAGATGGTAATTGGGAAAACGTTGTATCTTTTAACCCAGCAGTAACAAGAAGAGACGGAACTCCTATCATTAAGAGCGACGGATATGTTGAAATTGCTTACGGATTAATCGTCCCAGAAGAGTGGAGATCAAATTTTGTTATTGCAGAAACATATACAAGTATTTCATTGCTTCCAGAACAGTCAGTAATTGGTTATGCTTATTTAATTAAACCAAATAAAGACGAACTAGGCGCTTACCATATTTGGGACGGTACACAGTATGTGGTAAAAATACCAACATACGGGTGGTACATACAAGATGAGACAGTAGATAGATTAACTAACTTTGTAACAGATGCAACGTCTCCAGATGTATTTGTAAAAACACTTGACAAGAAAGAACAGTTTAGAGAGTTTGAGTATATAAGCGGGGTAAGACTTGTAGTAGAAACTATGAACACGAAAGACGCTACATTTGATCTTATTGAAATCTCTCCAAGACTTGTGATGAATGTTTCTGATAAAACAATTGACTACTCTATTAATAAGAGTGCATCAGACCTAGGACTTTCTGGTTTGCCAGTAGGACAACTAATTGCTTCTAATGGAAGCATAACTCTTTTTGATCATGATCAAGCATTTAATACTAATAACAAAAATAGTATCATTGCTAAATATATTTCAAGGCATGTTCAGTTTAAATTTTATGAGGTAATTGTTGATGTTGCTGGATGGGACTACTATGTTCCGATAAAAGCATTGTACTCAGATGCGTTTCCAAAACAAGACTTAATGTCAAAGCATGTGTCTATATCATTAAGAGATATGTATTGGTATTTAGAATCACTAACTGCTCCAGAGATATTGATGACTGAGGTTTCTGTTAGTTCTGCAGTTTCTTTGCTACTAGACCACATAGGGTTTTCTAACTATACGTTTAGAAGAGTTGCAAATGAAAAAGAAATTATCATTCCATACTTTTTTGTTGGGCCAAACACTAGCGTTGCACAGGTTCTTCAAGACTTGGCAGTTTCAACTCAGACAGCAATGTTCTTTGATGAGTACAATAACTTTGTTATGATGAGTAAAAATTATATAATGCCAACAATAGAAGAAAGACCGACAACTTTTGATCTTAAGGGTACAAAAGATTTTGTAGAAGATAGGGAAGTAAAAAACAAAACAAATAAGCCAAAGTTAGCAAATGTTATTTCTGTATCAACCCAGGATAGTGCGGTATATAATGATGGCGCAATTAATTACAGCACAAGATACATTCAAAGATCTATAGGATCATTAAGACAGGCAAGCCTTGTAGATGATGAAAGATACTACACATACAAACCAGCACTGTTATGGGAAGTTTCTGGTACACAAAATACCAAGTCAATAAATAATGAAGTGGCAACTCAATCTGCCTATGTGCTCAGCGCTATTCCTCTTAACTCGGATCTAACTGCTTCTGTACCAGAAGTAAAAAACAACATTGTGATTAATAATACATTTAGCCTTGGTGAAGCAGCCTACTGGATTACAAGATATAACGGATACTTCTATTCACAAGGAGAGATTATTAAGTATGATGCAGTTCAATATAATGTTTCTGGGTTTGGAAATGTATGGATAACATCAACTGAAGATTATCAAAACTATTTTGCAAAACTTCCCTTTAATGGAAAAATATATCCTACAGGTTTGGTTAGAATATACTCTGAGCCAAAGTATTTTGAAAAAGATGGCGTTGTTAAATTACAAAATGGAGACGTTCAAAAGCATGGCCGTGGACAGTTTGGAACTGAAGTTGTTGCACACTCTGCTGGAATATCTGACTACTGGAAATCTGACGATAACATTAAAGGATGTTCAATGTTCTCAGAATTCTTATTTGATCAAGACTTAGAGTCAGTAAGTATAGAAGTGACAATACCACCAGGAGCAACACAGGAAGAAATAAATTTTCTAAAGACTGCTGGTAAGATTACTCCAGAGGGATATTCTTCAGATGCAATCGCAAAGACAGCATCAAGAAGCGGAATTATAAAAAACTTTATGTCAACATCCTTTATTGGAGAAATTGCTACAGCAACTAAATCACAAACTGGAACACTGCAGTCTTCAGCATTATCATTAACTGGACCAAACTTTACAACTAAGCAAAAACCAAGAGACTTTATTTCATATGTACATAAAAACTTAAAAGATAAAAAGTACAAGCATTTCGGAACAAGAATGAGAATTGTTGGAAAGATTGAAAACAATGAAGACAGAGGTCAAACATCTAATGGTTCCTCAACATTTTATGTTGTTAATGGTAGCACCCCAGATAAAAATATTAATATTTCTGGAGGATCTGGCGGTCTTGCCTTTATGCTTAACCCAACAACAAATGTTGGATATTACTTTGAAATAGCAGCGCTAGGAATAGGAAATCTTTCTGAAGAAGAAAGGCAGGGCGTTAGCAATGTTTTCTTTTATAAGATAAAGTCTAATAATGGAACTGCAATCCCAGTACCTATTTGGCAAGGCCTTGGAGAAATCACTGTGGATGATGGTAAGTTTACTGGTCAGGCAAGAATAGTCGCTGAAGAAAATGCAACGGTATATGATTTAGCAGCAGAGTATGAAGATATTGGAAGTACAAGAAGATTCTATCTGTATCTAAATGGCCAACTAATTAAGACAATAGACGACACAGATCCTCTACCAGCGTACTCAGACGTTGCACTATTTACACGAGGATCTTCAAGAATTATGTTTGAAAATGTCTATGCATTGTGCAATAACTATTCTCAGAATACAACATTTTCTTTAGGTGCCCCAGTCAACTCTGTATTCGGAGACTCAGACATAAACGCTAATGAGTCTTTTAGAAAATACTCTATTAGTGGATTAATTCAAAATACATACTTGGCAGGCATAGGAAATTCAGAAGCACCAAAATACAACATATACTTTGAGGAGTTTGGTAGCATAATGAGAGAGGCAGCCACTTTTAATTTTAAATATGATAAAGCCTTTCCAGCACTAACTGCAAAGATTTCTCCAACATTTAATAAGATAAAGGGATATGTTGTTTCTGGATTTAGAGCAGGATCCTATGGAGCAGAGTTTATGGTATTTAATGCAACAGATACAGCAATTAGTTTGGACGAGACAACTGGTAACTATTTAAGAGTTCAAGGAATAACATTTACACAGCAATCTGATAATAGATTAACCGTTGATGACTATTATAATAAAAACACACTTACTTCAAATCCCCAGTTTGTTGGAGAAACTTTAATATCAAACCCATATAAGTTTAAGCAAGACTATCAAGACATAAAGTTAAGCAGAATGACATACGGTAAAAAAGATTTTTCATTAGATACTCCATACATTCAGTCTTATGATGAGGCAAACAGTTTAATGAAATGGCTTATTGAAAAAATAGCAAAGCCAAGAAGATCTGTTGGTGTTAAGGTGTTTGCAATACCAACCTTACAACTGGGAGACATTGTGACCCTTGACTATGAAGAAAACGGAGTATCTATGGCATCCCCTTCATCAAGCAGGTTTGTAATCTATAACATTGATTATTCCAAGAGTGTAGATGGACCAGATATGACATTATTTTTAAGTGAGGTGGTCTGATGAGATACCTAGGACTCATGACAGATGGCGGTGGAGAAACTGTATCACCAAACACTACGGCCTCACTTCCAGTGCCAAATGCTACGGCCTCACTTCCATTGGTAGACAATGCAGCATCTCAAAGTGCTTCATTAAAGTCAACTGTTAATGCCATAAAGATTGCAACCCCTGACTTAATAATAAGAGATTCAGAGGTTATGTCTATTGAAATAATGACAGACCTAATATTTGAAGATATTGGTGGTCAAGAACTTGCAACAATATCCAGACACGACCTGGTCAATGGTCAAAAAGTAGTCTATGCCCCTATTAAAAATTTAACAGATCTTTATCTACAGTACAACCCAAATAATATTTTAAGACTACAGCAGTCTGACTCATTCTTTAAGTCTTTGTCTATTGCAATAATGGACCACCTTCCAGTTTGTGGAAATGGTTATGACATAATTGAGAACCCTCTTGAGCCAGATAAAAACAAATGGACAAAGGTTCCAAACTGTAAGTCTATATATATTGATCCCATAAGCGGAGACCTAGTGATAAACCTTATAAACCTAAAAGATGGGGTTCAGGCAGAGGTTCAGTTATTGACAAGTGGAGAAATTTATGATGCTACAATATATAATGGAGGAAATTAAATGATAACAAACACAGGGAAAAATATTCTAGCCAAGTATCTTGTTGGTCAAACACCATCATATGCTTCTCATATTGCTGTTGGGTGTGGTCCAAAGCCACTAACACAAGATGGAACTCTTCCAGATTTTTCAGATAAAAAGTCACTTGACTTTGAAATGTTTCGTGTGCCTATAATCTCAAGAGGCTTTGTGGATGAGTCTGGGGTATCAAAAGTAGTACTGACAGCAGAACTTCCAACACAAGAACGATATGAAATTACAGAGGTAGGTTTATTCTCCGCTGCATCAAACCCTGCTGCAGGAGCATTTGATAGTAAAAACATTTACTCATTTTCTGATTCTGAATCCTGGAAATATTCTTCTCAGGGTAAAGAGATACCAGTCATATATTCACCACTAGATGATAGACTTGTCAATATTACTGGAGCAGTAGCATCTGGAGTAAACGTAACATATACAACGGACGCAGCCCATGGGTTTTCCGCTAACAACAACACCAGGGTTTCTATTTCTGGAATTTCTCCAAGCAGTTTTAATCTTACAGATAAAGAGATTGTGTCTGTTCCATCCCCAACAACCTTTACATTAGTGGCAGACGCTGCAGTTGTTGGTACATTTAAATCTGCTGGGTATTTAATTAATGATGTTGATACAAACATTATCAATCAGATATATCCAGTTTTTCAAACAAATGCAGACAATAAAATTTTTACTAATGAAAACAGAGTAGATAGACATGAAAGATGTAGATTCTTAAATAACATTCTTATAATGTCAGGTAACACATCTACAATATCTGTAGAATCTGACGACCATCTACTTGCAGCAACTGGATCAGAGTTTGTACAGTTAAACGGAACGACAGTAGATTTTAGCAAAAACTCTCCAGCAGATGAACTTAGATTGGCATTTTCTGTGGTCAATAAGGTTGGTAACGCACAAACACTACCAACATCTGTTAGAATTATTGTTGAGTTTTCTTCTACTGGTACATTTAAAACTGGTAAGTGGGCACTTTTTGAAGCAGTCGTGACTAGTGCAGACAATGATTTTTCAACAAATAGGTATTTGGTTGTATCAAAGCAACTTCAAGAACTTCAGAAGAGTGCAGACTTCTCGTGGGCAGAAATAAATACTGCTAGAATTTATGTTTCTGTTACAAAGGATGGAAACAATACTCCAACATCTGACTTTTATGTTTGCTTGGATGGATTTAGGCTTGAGAATATTAACTCAACAAACTCTGTTTACGGTTTAACTGGATACTCTGTAATGAGAACTCCAAATGCAAAAACAATTATTAAGTCAGCAAATACAACAAACTATATTGAGTTCAGATTTGGTTTGGATGTGTTATAGTGGCAGATGCAGGAATTAAGAATGTTATAGTTAAAAAAGAACTTTTAGGAAAAGTCTCATCAGAAAATGGCAGAGTTATAAGATTTAGGCTTGTTGCAGAAGACAAGAATAGAAAGTCTGCTTGGTCGCAGATCTTTATGATTAATGGACAGTTTGTTCAAGTTTTGCCAGGAGATATATCTGTAATTGGAAATTTAGTATTAGTAAACTGGTCTAATGGTTCAAATCCAGCAGACCAAACAAAGTATGATGTTTTTGTTCAATATGATTCCAGCGCTACATTCACACACATTGGAACACCAACTGGCACAAGCCTTTCATTTTTAAAAACTGGCACTCCTCAGACAATAAGGGTATTAGTACAATTAGCATCAACAAAACCACAGGCAATAGTGGGAACTCCAACAGCAGGCAAAACTATCAAAATTTTTGACTCAGGAATTAGAAACGCAACCACAGGGTCTCTGGTATAATTAGAGTATGGCAATATTACCTGTACCAGAAAGAGGCCAGCCTCTAGACGTAACATATATCTATCAGATTGTTAAGGCTATTAATGATTTATCTTCACAGATTTCTACTTCAACAAACAAATATGTCTCTGTAGACACAACAACATCAGGTAAGCAAAGCGTAAAGATTTCAGAGGCCCGTATAATCGGTGGATATGTCCAAGTTACAACAAGTACAACACAGATTGCAGGATCGTCTAAGACGTTCTCTTATGACTTTTCAACAGACTTTAAGTTTGCCCCAATTGTAACAGCGACCCCTATTAACGTAGGAAACACTGATGCTGGAAAAGATGTCACGGTAACTATAAATAGTATATCAACTTCTAGAGTAGAAGGAACGGTTAAGTTTAATACTGGAGGAGACACAAGCGTTGGGCTTAACTTGATAGTAGTTGGAATACCCAACTAATGATGTCATGTAAAAAGTGCAAAGGAAGAATGTTTCTAGATAGGCAATATACCGAGATTAATCATTTAGAAGTATACTGTATGAGTTGTGGGTTTAGAGTATTTTTTCATCCACCTAGCCAAACTTTGGAGGGACAATGGTTACTAAAAAGGGAACTATTGAGAGCGAAAAATACAATGAGTCACCTGTAATACCAGGGAACAAGAAGGTTTGGTTTCTTAATAAAGACTTAGTTAGAATACATCATTACAATCATTCTAATGGAATCATGTCTGTTTATAATATTACAAAAGATCAAATTGAAAGTTGTTTAATTAGTGATTTTAAAAATAAAAGAGAACGAGCATATACTGTAGGACAGACTGCTGATTTAGTTAATCGTCACAAAAAATATATGCCATCACTAATGAAACGAGGAGTCATTCCATTTCCAACGGGGTCTCAAAAGGGTGGGGCAAGAGGTTTCCAAGTAAGGTCATACTACTCAGAATCGCAAGTAAAAGAGATCCGTGATATACTTGCTTCATACCATATTGGCAGACCAAGAAAAGATAAGTTAATTACTAATGATATTACGCCTAGTAAACAAGAGTTGACACGAAGAATGGGCGATGGTATACTTACATATAGGAAGACAGAAGATGGGAGATTTATTCCAATCTGGAATGAATCTATTTAGCGAAGGGTATAAAATGGAAAACGAAGAGACAAAAGTATCCGTTACACTAGGATACACGCTTAACCTTGGCAACTTTCAATCACTAAGACTTGATCTTGGAGTTGTTGATTCAAAGCGCAATGGAGAAAATACAGATCAGGCTTTTGAGCGTGTCTACAAGTTTGTTGAAGATAAACTTACAGATAAGATCAAGGAAGCACAAGAAGAGGCTGCCGAAGCATAATGGCAGAGCGCAAAGATCCGTCTGAGCGCAGAGATACTTTTGCACTACTCAGTCGTTATAACAAACTTTATTTGCAAAGATATGAAAAAGAGTCTGGTTTAAACATGCATGCTGAGCAATGGGCTTCAGGTAATCTTATCAAGTCTTATAAACT